CTCAGGTCCTCTTGAGCCGAATTGTAATGGTTGCATATTATTGTATATAAACTATGAAATTGAAAGCTGTGTCTGTTGCCGTAGCCGCGTCATTATAAGTCTCTACGTCAAATTTAGTTGCTGTCTCGCCGCTGACACAAATTATTCTAGCGTTAGTATCAGATGCTGTTACTATGGGAACGTAATTAGTGAATCCTAGGTTATGAGTAATGGTGTAGTTACCAGTTGAGTTCTTTGCTACAGTCCATCTATCTGATAGGAATGGTGTTGATTTAGCTCCAGCTGATGTTACTTTACCGAATCCAACTACAGAAGGTTGTGGGAAGTCTACTTGTCCTTGGTAGTAAGGAGTGTTAGGATTCTCCACCTTCTTGACAGCTTTTATCCCTAACACTTGGTCTATAGCACTAGAGCCTTCTGATTGTATTTCACTTTTCTTAGAAAAACGGTTAAAGTTGCCGGAGTTTTCTGGTGTGAATTTAATCGGTACGAATGGTGCGTTATTGTCTTCCATAAGTGTTGTCGTATCCCATATCTACTAACTTTAATATTGTCGGACTACCAACCGAACAGTAAGTACCATTTACAATTGTCTCACTTCTGCTTGTACCCATTATTCTGAATCTAATCTTATTAAAAGGCACAGATACAAAATCTTTGAAATACGTAACAGCGTTACTGTCTAATCGTCCAATATTTCTCCATTTTGAGTTTATTTTAGACACAGGTGTACTTAGGAATGTAATTTCTTCATCGTAATCAACTTGGTACGCAACATCAAATCCATTAGCATTATCATTTGGAAAAGCTATACCATGAATCTTTTTTAAATGAGATTCAGAACCAAAGTCATACCATTGAGTTACATAAGTACCAACTACATCAACAGTTGAGTTATCAATAATAGAAGATGAAGAACCTTGAAGTAAACCACTACCTATTTGTTCGCTAAAGGTACTAGCAAATCTATCTCTTGAACCGTCGGTAGATGTACCGAGTAAATATATCGTTTGTGTACCTGAGCGGTCTACAGAGGTTGCTGTTGCCTTTATAACATTACGCATGAACGTATAAATAGTCCAGACTTGTGTATTTATGTTGTATCTATAAACAATTGAACCATATTGCTGACCTCCGTTATTATTAAAGTACTGTAAGAATGAGAAGTACACATAATCATCCATTGCAAATGCTTTACATGTTAGGAAGTCGCCAGTTGATACTTGGTAATATCCAAGAGATTTAATTTTTGATGAAATATTTTGGACTTGACCAGTTTCTGATAACTTATAGAAACCAGAAGGGTGTGCAAAATATATACCATCAGAACCAAGTGCAATACACTCTTGTGTCGGAGCACCAACATTTGATATAGGGGCATTATCTTGGGATTGAGTATTAAATATTCTAAATATACCGTTGTGTGTGAATGTGAAAAGTACCTGTTGACCTTGAGCGAATCCTGTAACGTAGTCTCCATTACCTGCGTTTATTGTTAAGTACTGCGAAGTACCTGTGGCAGACGCTACACCTGCGGCTGGTATAACATCAGAATAAAACACTCTGTTGTTTGAGTTTGTGGAAGACGCATACCAAATACGACCAACAAAACCTGCATTTATTAAATCAATATCAGATGGAACTCCAGTGATACCTGCAATATTAGCTGGCGCAGATGCTCCTGTAGTATATTTTAAAACAACGTTACTGCCGTTTGTCATTATTAAGTTACCTTGGAGAATTGAGTATCGAGCTGTGTACGAAGCTGGGAAAACGCTTGTATAGGTTGTTGTAGTAAACGCGCCAAGGTCGTAGTACTTGAGAGAAGTTCCGCTTTGATAGTATAGTCTATTAGCAGCACCTGATGGTTGAAATAGAGCAGCTGACCACTCGTTTGTTGAATCAGGTGTGAACACAGCAGAAAGTGGTCTTCTAAGTGTCATCACTCCTAATCTGTCATTATGGAAGTTCTGAGCATAAGATACACTTGTTTGAGGTGCTACATAATAACTAGCAACGCCATCTGCGACTATTCCTTCTGAAATTGGTGGTAATACTATGTCTTCTGCTACTTTAGCCATATTATGTTATGATGATTTGAGATTGACCAGTGTAAGGGTTTCCAAGCATGGTGTCAATAGAGCTCTTGAATCTCTTGTAGTCTTGGTCGTCTTCTCCTATTGAATTATCTCGACGTTTCTTTATTGCAAAACGTATGTAGTCAATGTAGATATTACGATAATGTTCTGGCACAACATCAGTTAAATACTCTAGGTCAGCTAGTTTCTCATAGTAGTCTATGTAAAGGTTTTTACCTTGTAGTGATGTAGGGATAGGTCGTTCGAACCATACTTTTCCGTCGAATACCGTAAAGAAAAATGGGTAAGAAAAAGTAGCGTAAGCCCATATTTGACATCCGTCTGGAAGTTGACGTGTTACACCTGAAACACCTGTCAAAGTATTTGTCGCTAGGTTGTTACCAGTGTATGTTATTGTCAATATTGACTGCGTAGGGTCATCAGTTGCAGCGTAAACAGTTCCAGAAGAAGGGAAGTCTCCAGAGTTAGTAAGAACAATTGAGGTCGCTGATATATTAGTTACTCCACTTGTTGGTGCATAGCGGTTAATATAAGAAACACTATTCCATCGTCTTTTGTCAACGTATGTCAAAGGTACATTAGCTGCTACTTGCTGTCGTGCATATCTAGCGTTTAGGATTGTCCTATTAGTCTCATCGAAGTCAATGTTTGTAGGCAAGGTTACAAAGTTTCTACCAGCAAGCATTTGAATAGGATATTCAAAGTTCTGTCTCCATTCATTCATTCTGCCATAACCAAAGTTTGTATTAGCTAAGTTTCGTGCATCATTTAATGCACCAATAAAGAATGAATCAGTTAGACCTGTAGTATCACCCATTTGACTTTTAGCTCGTTCAATTAAGTATCCAGCTGTTGTTACTCCAAACGAAGAAGAAGCTGCCTCATCTGAGTAGTCAGAGTAAACAGTCGCACCTTGATTTAGAAAACGAACTCGGTACCATGTAGTAGCTGTACCAGCCCCATGTTGGTATACAGTATTCTGTGAAGTCCAATCTATACTTACAGTAGCAAGGACTGAGTAAGAACCACCTTGAGAGGAAGCCGATTCGATTACAACTTGGTTATATCGAACATTCTGAATAGGCTCACCTTGAGCGTGTGCAAAAGAAGAAGATGAAGAAACAACTACAGTTGAAGTAGTAGAAGAAGAAACAGAGCGAAGTTCAGCTGTATCTGATGCGAAATTGCCAATTACAACGTACGGATTCGTTGTCGTGAATTGAGAACCATTGATTACTTGGAATGTCGTCTGACCACCCTGCTGGTCACCAATAAGGTAAGATGTGAAGATAGACTCAAAGAAGTTCTGAATCGTGAGCGTATTTCCTGTATTGTGGTCTACTTTTAAGAGAGGAATCATATTTATATTATATACTATTATTGATAACTTGTCAAATAAAGAATGCTAGCATATTACTATTAGATGCAGGAGATGCTGATGGTTTAATAGAAACAGCAATTATTCTCAAATCGTTGAGACCTGTGGTGTCGTCAAATGACGATGTTACACTCCCAGCTGGTGTTTTTGATGTGTTGTTGTCAAAAAAAATCGCCCCAGACATAGATTGACGTGTTGCGCCAGAACTAACGCGTGTAAGTGTTTCTGTTGTTGAACATGACCCAAATGCAGCAACCCAACAGTTGTCTGCAACAGTTGTGACGTTGACACTTACCGAGCCAGTAGCAACTGAACTTGCTGAATTTGTCGCGTCAGGTTGACCCGTTGTGTCTGCGCCAGAGTAACATACAGCACAAGAGTTTATGGTAGTTGAACCAGATGGTGTAATTACTACATTATTTGAACCTGATGCTGGTGATACTAAATAGTAAACGTAAGTGGTACTTGTAGATGCAGCTTGGGTCATCGAAACACCATTGTATGTAACAGTAGATGGTGTGCCAGAAGATAATCTAAAGCCTACTAAAAGTATGTTCGCGCCAGTACAGTCAACGGCATATGTTAATGATGTCGCTGTTGTTGAACTATTTGCCCCATTTACATAAGCTATTGCCATATATTATGCCTCCTGAGCACTTGCGACGAGGTCCCATTTTGTGTCAGTACTGTTGTATATAAAACCCATATATAATGTTTTTGATATAACAGTGGTTGTTGGTAGTGCTGTACCCATAGCTCTAAATTGTGAACCATATGTAAGAGCACGTGCAGTTCCATTGTCTTTGATTCGTACCATCAATTTTTGACCTTGAACTGGTGTTCCTGAAGGATTATTGAATAACAACGCTCCAGCTTGTGCGGTTATAACATATAGGTCTGTAGCGTCAGAATCTATCGTTGTTGATGTTGTATATGATGTGCCAGAAACAACACGTGGGTCTATTCTTTTGTTAGATAACGTATTTGTACTAGAAACAGTAGGCACAACAACACCCTCTACAGCTATTACACCAGCTGATGACCTTGAGAGCGTTGTATCTGTGTTCCCTAGTTCAAGACTAGACACAGAGAATACTTGCCCTGTACTGCCAGCTAATGCTGCGAAAGTTGAAGATAGTGAAGTCCCACCAACTGTCGGCATGTTTGTGCTTTCAATATTTGTAGCCCATACTTTAGCAGCCCTGTTTGTTGTATCTCCAATATCTCCATCTATTCTAACCTCGCCAGCGTCTACCCAAACAGCATACACATTTGTAGGTGATGCGGTTCCAGTTGGTGCGCCTTCTATGTATACTGCCGTTGCATTTGTTGTTGTTGCAGTGCCGTTAGTAATAGAAGGTGGACGTATAATTACACCTGATAGTAGAGTGTGTGTGCCAGAAGCAGCTTCTGTTAACGATGCTTGACGTACAACGAGACCACCATAACTCGAACCTGCCGTAACAGTTCTTGTGATACCACCAGTACTAATCTGGTATTCAGTTGTTGTTGCGCTTAACACTTGTGCGGCAGCGGCAGTTGTTGAGATTATTCCAGTAGAGCCAGCTAGGACACCATTTGTTGGCTGCACAGAAGCGGTAACTAAGGCTCCAGAAGTATTTATGGTCGCAGTTGAATTTTTAACCAATTTACCAGATGTTCCATCGAATAAAACAATAGCCTCATCGGTTGCAGACGAAGGACCAACCACATCACCAGTACCAGCTGCCGCATACTCAAGAGCAGTACCACCAGCATTTACTCTGATTACTTGTAATGCTGAACCAAGAGAAGCTAGACCAGTTCCTCCAAGAGCAACATCTAGTGGTGTTTGTAGTATTCCTTGCGTGAAAGCTGATTGCATATTATTTGTTTTCGATTATCTCTTTTACCTTTTTTAATTTATCTAAAAATGGTACAGGAATAGGTATACCTGCTGTGTTTAAGTTCTCGATGATTGAGACTACTTCGTGGACTACAAAAAACCACACAAGCATGTTATCTAATACAGTTAAATCTATTCCTATATCACTAGAAACTATCTTAGCAAGAATATACACCGCAGAAATTGATGCGAAGTATCCTGCTAGTTTGTGACCAGTCTTTCTGATTGGTCTAGAGAATGGTTCTTTTTGGTCTGCTTTTCTTGCAAGAAATGCTGTGAAAAGGTCAATCATCGCTAATGAAAAAAGAGCCAACATCGCTGGGGCTAATCCTATATCAAAGAAGTATGCGAACAAGCTAACAAGAGCAGCTGCTATTGCTTTTACTGTTACATGATTACTTGCTGTTAATGCTACTTGTTCTAACATGTCTAATTTCATATTAACTCATCATTATTGTTGGGATGAAAGTTACTGCGGCAGCGTGTTCCATTGTCAAGTATGGGTCGCTTGTAGTACCAGTAGCAGCAACATAGAAGAAAGCTCGTCTATTTATACCTGTAGGTTCAGAGTTATTTATGTCTCTATCCATTCTCATTCCAAAGCAGTCATTTCCTGTCTTAGAGATGTTTGCAATCCCATTCGAGTCTAAAGTCCATGTGTAATAAGTATTAGTAGACGTAATTGTTGAAAGGGCTACCGAACCCCACGAGGTTGTTCCGAAAGAGTCATAGTCACCTGATGCGACAGATGTTTTGGAAGCAGGAGCAACTGATACTATGTGATAAGTACAAGAATCAGGATTTCCACCTGTCAAAGTACCCATTTTCAGGTTAATAGAAGCTGATGAAATAACGTCACTGTCAGGCACAGACGATGTGTTAAATGTCCAAAAGGCACGTTCAATAGCGCGATATGAACCACTTTTAAAGTTAGTAAAACCAGCATATGTGTTTGTTGTGTTAGGATATTGCCCTTGATATTCAGAAGTAGCAGCATCACGCATTTGTGTCCAAGTGTCAGTAGTATTTTCACGACCTAAGTATGCGTCGTATGCTGGGTATACAGTTGTGGTGGTGTTTCCTCTTTTACCTTCAATAATACGAGAAGCGTCGTGCTTACTCTTCATCACATCTACCGTATTTTCAAGAGCTTGTTTGAGGGCTTCTACAGGGTCTTCACGGAGTTTTCTTGTATGAGTTACACCTTCCTTGTCAGTAAATGAATCTACAATGTCTCCATTCTCATCGTCTACTAGAAGAGGCGGATTTATAAAAATAAAGCGTTCTATATCTACCGTACCATCACCAAATCCTATCTGTTTGCCGTTTTCAAACACACGAGCAAATAAAGCAACACCGTTTTCTAACTGCTGTACCTCGACAATTTCATAATCTCTTTTCTTTTTGAAAGAAAGCTTATCGTGTCGTTTTAAGTTGATAGCCTTTACACTCTCCTTAGCTTTTACTTTAGAGCGCAATTCTATTGGTGTTGCTAAGATTTTTTCTCGTAACATATTAAGTATTGACTGGTTTGCAAAAACTTATATCACACTGTAAGCAATTTTTATTCATAAGTTATATCAGGAAAAAATATAGTCGACCCACACAGTAAGACCTTTAGCTGGCGTTGTATTTATTGCATCAATATCGAACGTGACAACAGCATCAGCTGCGATTGCAGTATCAGATATTACAGGTGCGGTAGCGGCGGTTTCAGAGCTTTTTTCTGTAGAGTCAATTGTTATTTTCGTAGAGAGAATAGTCGTACCAGCTTCGTTAATATCAATTGTAGTTGTGTTTGTCGTACCAGCCGTGTCTACATACGCACCAACAGCTTTTACCGTAATTGCTCGATTTGATATACGGTAATCTCCGCCGATAGTAGTTCCTGTTGCGGTATCTGTTGTGCTTGCAAGGAGTCGCACCATAAAGCGTTTTAATTCACCTTTTACAATACCAGTTCCTTTAGGTGTGAGTTGAAGGTTAATGTTTGTATCCCCACCTGTAGCTGAAATTGTTGGCGTTCCTGTTGTTGCTGCGTTAGCGAGAGTTATTTCGTTTACTGCACTTGCTACAGTATCGAAAATAATCATTTCATTACCGTTTGCGTCTGCAATAAAACCTAAGTCTGCAAACTTTGGAGCAGTGAGAGTTTTATTAGAAAGAGTATCAGTTGAAGAGATTGTAGGAACTGCAACTCCTTCTACTGCGATAATACCAGCTGCGCTTCTTGATATAGTTGTGTCGGCGTTGCCAATGTCGAGTGTACCGATACCAGTTATATTGTTTGAGTCATCAATGATTACACCTGAGTTTTGTACCAATTTTCCTGTAGTGCCATCAAACCGAGTAATAGCGTTATCTGTTGCTGAGGCAGGTCCTACCACATCACCAGAGCCAGAAACAGTAGCGTATTCTACGGCAGTTTCTCCAGCGTTTACACGAAGATATTTAAGACCATTACCAGTGAGTGTAGCTATTGGAGCAAGTGCTGTTGAGAGAGACACTGTACCAGATGTTGTGATAGTTCCACCTGTGAGTCCTGTACCTGTAGCGATTGAAGTAACTGTTCCTGTTCCTGCGGTAGTAATAACAAGTCCTCGCCTTACCGTGAAGAACGCTTTAGCAGCTGATGTAATTACTGTGAGTAATGGAATTGAAATTTGACCTACAGTAGAAGGTTCAGTTGAAGTTAGGGCACCAGCTGTACTTGGAGAGAGGAAGAATACAGTACCTGCCGTTGCTGTAGGAACTCCAGTTGTGATATATCCCTCAGTTGTTACTGTGAAATTATTAGCATCAGTTACTACGGTTACAATACCTATTACTTCCGCATTAGAAGCAGAGTCAGCTTGAGCCTTAGTAAACTGTCCAGCCGTTCCATTAGAACGAACAATATCACCAACAGATAGTCCGTGAGCTGTTTGAGCGACAGTGAAAACAGTAGCCTCACCTGAGCCACCACCAGTAACAGAGAGAGTTGTGCCACTCATGGATAATCCAGAGCCTAAAGTAATTTCTTCAACGTCACCAGAACCTCCAGCGCTTCCTCTACCTAATAGTTTTGAAGCAGCTGAAACGTTTTGCATCTTAGCATAAGTTACCGCGTCGTTAGCAATAGTTGCAGTTACAGAACCAGGTCCGCTTGCTGTAACATCGCCAGTTAAAGCTGTGATATAGTTTCCAGTTGCTTGTTTACCGTTGAGCTGAGTTTGAATAGCAGAAGTTACACCTGAAAGGTAGCCTAATTCAGTAGAAGTGACTGACGAGACTGAAATAACACCTGAACCGTCAGATACCAAAGCACGACTAACTGTGAGTGCCGCGAGTTTAGACAGCGCGATTGCAGCAGAAGCATTTACGTCTGCATTTACAATAACACCAGCCGCGATTGCGGTAGTGATTCCTGTTGTACCTGAACCTGTAATATCTCCAGAGAGAGTTATTGTTTGGTTTCCTGTGATGTAAGTATTTGTGTCAATTGAAAGCGTACCGTCACCACCAGATGTTTTAACAAAACCATTAGACGTTAAGTTAGACAACTTAGTAATATTCTGTGTAGTGTTTACGGTTACTGTGTTTACTGTACGTGTAAGTCCAGTAGAGAATGTTAGAGGGACTTCATAGTCAGTACCAGCTGAGGCGTTAGAAAATCCACCTGAGCCGTTACCTTTTAAGATAGATGTCCCAGATGTAGCAGGTGCGTAATCTGTACCAGAAACAGCGGCACTGATTGCAGTACCGTTTCCTTTTAATAGACCAGTAATAGTCGTAGACAGAGTGATTGCAGGTGTAGTTGTAGCAGTCGCCACAGAACCAGCGAATCCATTAGCAGAAACAACTGAAACAGATGTCACGGTACCAGTACCAGTCACAGCAGCCCATTTAAGACCTGTTGCAGTCGAGGAGTCAGCAGTAAGAACATAACCATCAGTACCTACACCTAGCCGTGCATCTACTGTGGTGAATGTGTATAGGTCACCTTTAGTTGTAAGAGGTGAGCCACCTCCACTTATGACAGTGTTTACGAAGTTTCCAGAACCATCTTTAGTGATAGCTGACCCTGGTGGGGTAGTTCCGAGCGCAACTAGACTATTAATCGTGTCTAATTGAACCTGCGATAAAGGGGTTCCGTAGTTTACAACGTAAATCATGTTTTATTAGTTTAATCCTTCCTGAGCCTGTTTAACGAGAGATATGTATTTCTCGTCAACAGCACGTTCTCGTGCTAGAATAAGAGACTCTCTTTTATCTAAGAAAGCAAGTCTCTCGTTGTGTTCCTTCTCGTATCTAGTAAAGTCTTCTACAAATTTGTTTGAAGTAACTTTAGCTTCTTCGAGTAGTTGCTTGATGTCAACAACAGCTTCTTTCATCCAAGTAGCTGAATTGTTAATATCTTGGTAGATACCAGTGAGTGCGTTCTGAGCTTGAGCAACTTCTTTTGAGATTTTCTCTACAGCAGATGATGTCTCTTGTAAGAAAGAAGTTCTTTCTTGTAGTTCTGTTGTTACGAGAGCTTTTTCTTTGTTAAGATAGTCAACATCTCGTTTAAGGGCATCAATAGTAGCTTTAACCTTCTCAGATAAGGCACCTTCACCTTTAAGTTGAGCTTTCATAAGCTCAGTCAAGGTTTCTTGTTCTTGTCGTGCGGACGTTACAGAGTCAATGAGTTGTTTTATTTCAGAATTGAGTTGAGTCTTCTTGTCTTCAAGAAGCGCAACATCTTTCATTAATACATCTCTTTGTCCTGCAAAAGTCTCTAACGCGTTTTTCTCTTGAGGTAAAGCGTACATATTAGAATTCTGATTGAGAAGCGTACTTAATTGTTCCTGTGATTCCTACAGCTGCTGAGCTACTAAGAATGAATGCTTCACCTGGTCTACAGATGAAGTATGGTTGACCAGAAACGTAATCTGCCGCTGAAATTGACATTGTAGCGTTAGCTTGAAGTGTGTATTTAGCAACTGTTCTTGAGCCGCATTTCAAAGTAATTGTAGTTGGGTTAGCTACAACAACTGAAACGTTAAAAATGTAATTGTGAGAAGTAGAAGAAGAAGCGACAAGTGTTGTATCACCTGATGCACTGATGTCTATTGCTGCGTCTACTGGTTCTGCGTGTATATTCCAAAGTGACATATATATATTTTGGGAATTTTCCCTATAAGAAACACGAGCGAACTCGTGTCCCTTGAGGAAAAACTATGCAGCGAGCCCCGAACTTGCCATCCAACCACGAAGGTCTGATGCACCGAACTGACAGTAGAGTGTAGCTGTAGAAATTTGGTCCATGTTACCTGAGAAATCTTCCATGAAAGGAGAGATGTCAAGTGGCATAGATTCAATATACTTGAAGCCATAATCTTCGTTCTTCATCGCTGAGTCAAATCCGAACCACATGATTGAAGTCACGCCAGTACCAGATGAACCGAAACGAGTAAGACCGATTACTTCAAATGAATCTGTAGGATTTCCGTCTACGAATGTACCAGTTGTACCTGGAGTTGCAGAAGGGTATTTACCTGATTCAAGAGTTTTCTTGAGTGATGTAGCAAGGAAGAAAGCTGTTGATTGGTCTTGGAACATGAATGTGTCCAATTTTGTTCCAACGAGTGGAAGACCACGACCGTCTTTCTTATCTGCTTGCTGTCCACGAGCTGCAAGAAGAGCTGTGAATGAGAATACAGGGTTAGCTGTACCAGAAGAAACGATGTTTGACCATGCTGTACCTCCGTCTTCTCGTGGGTGAGAAGCTGACCAGTACGCTACTCCGTCAGCTCCAGTTGTATCAACTGTTACTGAACCTTGGAATCCACCGATTGGGGTGAAAGTGAAAGATGTAGCCCAACCATTCGCTAGAATAGATTGTGCGTAGTAGTTCTGGAGAAGCTGAATTGAATCTTTGAGACTGAGAACTTTAGCTTTGATTAAAGCATCGATTTTCTTAGCATCTTTAGCCTGGAATAAGTAGTAGAAAGCTTGTTTCGTAATACGAATTCGTTGTGTGAAGATTGCCTGTGTGAAAGTTTTTGTATAACCTTGGATTGGTGCATCAGATGCAGGTACTGCGCCATCGGCGATTACCTGACCCATACCAAGACCTGTTACACCTGATGTGGTGTGTTGGTATTGGTTCCATTCAATCTTAGTTGAATACTTTGAAAACTCATCTACCATCTTAGGACTAACGACAGGGTAGATTTTTTTCATTCTATCGTTAAGGATGGTACTATAATTTACTCGAAATGACATATATTTTTATTACACTCGTACTGCGAGGATTTTCTTATCTGCTGCGGCACCTACGACATCGAGTTGCTGGAATACTCCAGTAGCTGAATCAGTACCTGTGTTGTTAAGAGTTGCGCCACCTGCTGAGAGAACCATACGCTGTCCATTATGAGCAGAGTTAGAGTTGTTAGCAGTGTCAACTAGGTATACGTCTCCTTTTTCTACTCGGAGCGCACTTACTTTTGCAAGAGCTTCACCAGCTGTGATTGACTCGTTTGCTACCCAGAGAATCTGAGTTGCTACAGTCGAAGCACCAGCTGCTTCAAGAGCTCCAGTTGTGACTGAGTTCTGATAAAGAACTCCAGCCGTTGTTGCAAGGTTTGTAGCTTTGGTTTTATCCTCACCTACCCTTGTGTTTTTTGGGGTTGTTAATTTGAATGACATAAATGAAATAAATAAAAGCGGTCTTGAAACCACTTTTACATACGTTCGGATATTTAGCTTGTGAAGGCTTTTATATCTTGGTCAGACCAACCTGCTTCTTTGAGAGTTTTAATAGTGTCAGATTCTACTTCGTAGGATTGTCCACTACTTCTATTTCCGCCTGATATGTTCATTACGTCAATTTTTTCTTGTGTTTCACGTGCAACTGCTGAACGGTCAGTTCGTGGGAAAGCAAAATTCGCTACCATTTCCATCGCAAGGAGTATTTCATCCTTAGTTGAATCTGGAGTGATTTTAAACTTTTCCATCACTATCTGTTCTAGTTGTGAGCGTGACTCTTTGTTTGACGCTATATCTGGTCGTCTATTGTAGAATTCTTTTATACCCTCTGTTTGCTCTTTGTATCGTTGCTCGTATAAAACAGCATCCTGTTTCTGAGTAACTTTACCTAGAGCTTCGTCGAGTAGTTTCTTTACTTCTTCCTGGTTTAAATAACCAAGTTGTCGTAAGTTTTCTGCAATAACTTTTTTCTCTTCGTCGCTTTCGATTGCTCCTACCTGAGTTTCTGTTTGAGTGGTTTCAGTAGGTTTGCCATTAGATAATTGTTTCCGAATGAGTTTCATCTGCTCAGTGATGAGAGATTTTTCTTCATCTGTTGCGTCAGCTTTCGCTAGTCCAGCAGTAAAGAGTTGTAATCTCAGCCCGTATTGGGTATCACTTTCACCTTCGAAACGTTGAGGTTGTTGAGTAGCCTTTTGAGTACTCTCTGTTTTCGGCTCTACTACCTCTTTTTTTTCTTCTACTACTTCCTTTGGCTCTTGTTTCTGTTCAGTAGTTTCAGTGGTTGGGTCTTCGAACGAAAAGTCCGCCACGTTAAATGTTTCTTGTTCCATACACCTTTATCGTTAGGGATAACGTATTGTTATCTTGTATTATATACTATATTGATAATCTTGTCAAGTGCTATCGGTAGCCAGCTCGTTTCTGTCGTACCTTCATCAAGTGACCTGCAATTCCTAACACATTCTTTCCATCACCGATACATACTTTTTTAAAGTATCCTGGCTCGAAAGCAGATGGTGCTGAGCCTCCTGAGAAGTTCACAACGCGAATATCGTATGGAACTAACTCTTCTAGGAAGTCTCCTTCGTCGTTTAATTCAAAATCAGCGAGTTCTTTTGGAACAAGGATTGTATAGAGATTTTGACGGTTATGCTTAAACATAAGTAGTCCATCAAAGTCTTTCAATACAGCTTTCATTACCTGTACTTCTTCTCGGTCATCTGGGAGTAGTTCTCCAAATGCCTTTGGAACTGAAACTGAAATCTTGCCGTTTCTAAAATATCGCTTAGGGTCGTTTCCTTTAAGGAAAGATGTTACTTCGTCATCAGACAAATTAATTTTCTTTGTAACTGTCTGACTTCGTGTTCCATCAAATACTGTGGTATATGTTTCTACTCCGTCGTATTGAGGTTCGTTGTCTGCTTTTTCTAATTCAACCTGTTCAGGTGTGTTTTTTTTCATAGCTATTTGCTAGTTATTTCTTTTTTATATAATGTTTCAATAAATTCTTTATTAATGTCACCGAGGTTTTTGAGTGTTTGCTCAAATACTTCTCGTGGCACCTCTTTTACCTTCCCATCATGTTCTGCTATATGGTACGCCTTTTCAGCGGCAGCAAGCACATAAGGGTACATGTGTTTGAAAGGAAAAGATATTTTTTCGCCTTTCTTGAAGTCTCTATCAAGAGTAGCGTTGATATACCTTTCTGTTTCAACCATGTAGATGTTAGCGACATCTGTGTCAGCTAACGCTAAGGCGAACTCTTTTGACTTAAATTGAGACGCAATCAAAACTAAAAGAGCATCTGAATTGATTTCAAATGTGTTTCCTTCTTTAATTGTGAATCTGATAAGCTCTTTCTTTTCTGCCTGTTTCGAATACTTAATATCAATTTGGCAATTTTCGATATTAGTTGTGAATCCTTTTTTGGTTTTCGACATATTGTATTAATTCAGCCACTAATTCTTGAATACCATCTAACTTGGCGACGTTTACGATGGTACTGAACTCTGTATCTTTACAGAGTCCTAGATATTTTGGTCTTATGTGGTTTAACACCGCCAAAATCACAGGGAGGTTTTCCTGTGTGAAGATTTGGTTAATTTGTTCTCTGTATTGTTCCATATTATTCTTCTTGATTCATTTTACCCATAGAGGCGTTGAATGAACTATCCATTCTGCTTTGAGACATCTCTCGTGGGTTCTGAGGTTGTGCTACGTTAGTTCCGTCTGATTGAGTGGCTTGCCCTTGCATCATCTGCATCATCTGCTGTTCTGGACTTGGTGCCATTTGCATTGTCATTATTTTGTCGTACTGTTCCTTAGGAATGTAATCGTATATGTTTTCCTTTTGTATTTCTAGGAACTGGGTAAGGGATTTAAGTTGAGCTACAGCTTGTTCTGCATCTTGTCGTGCAAGACCGTATATAATCTGAATAGAGTTTTGAATAACAGGGAAGATTGACATTGACGCTTGTTTTTTTACTTCTTGTGAAGGAACGAGCATTGAGTTAGTGTCAATTTTGATAAGAACACGGTCATAACCAACTCTTTCTTCTACTTCTCGAATTGTCTTGAATGCAGTCTCTTTAGATACAGAGTATTTAGGGTCGCCAAATTCATCTACTTCTTGGTCTTCGAAGTCTGATTCAATAAGCCCTTCTTTGTTGAAGTCGAATGTTACTGGAACCCTCTGACTTGAGAATACTTTTAATTCAGGTACACCTTCAGCATTGAAAGTTAAGTCACCTAGAGTATGTTGGAACTCTGGATTAAGTTCTGCGAATGATTTAGCTTCATCAGGATTAGCGAAGATAAATTCTCGTGCATTAGCTTGCCCTTGTTCAATGAGAGAGAACAAAATACATGAGTCATTTTCAAGAGCTTGCTTGATTGAGTTACGAGGTTTAATAAGGCGGTTAAGAGCAGCTTCTTTAAGGATTACAGTACCACCTAAAGTGTTACCTGTGTTAGAACCAGATACGATGTCATTTACACCAGTGTTGTCCTCAAGATTTTTCTTCTGTGCATTAGCATAGTTAATTCCAAGAGTTGTATTTCCTGTAGTGAGAATTTTCTCAATTTTTCCACCAGCTGGAAGTTGATTGATATGGTTAGGACTTCGTTTGTATGTTAAGTCTCCTTGTCCTGTCATTCCAATTCCGAATAGGATAGGATGAATTTCACTTTCAACTTGCTCAGCATTGAGTGAGTTGATGTAGTTATAAAGGTACGCATTACCTCTCATCATTTCGAACAAACCTACTCCGTGTGGGTCGTTCATGTCTTTAAAGAAACAATGAGCAAGAACTACTGAGCCGTACACGTCTTCGTTTGGCATTTCACCATCGTAGAATACAATAGCATCAGAGGCTACAATGTAACGATTCTCTTTAGGGTTCTCGTAAAACGTAATAGTAACGTGAGTGTTTTGCTTATCTGGATTTTCTTTCAAGCCATCAATAGAAACATCACCTGTGTCAGCGTCTTTTCGTTTACGTTTACCATGAGTCTTTTTTAAAGTCTCGTAAGCTTCTTTAGTGATGTCAATTTCGTAAAGTACTTCTGGTCGGTTATCATTGTTGTAAGCCTTGTAGGATAATCCAATCCATGTTCTACGTGGGTCTAACGGTTCTCGATATACGTCGTCAAAGATAATCTTTTTAACTTTTTTACCTTTATATGTTTTGTCAACAATAATCTGTTTCGGGAAAACTCTCCACGCTGTCCAACCGTAAGTAAGTAAATTCTGAACAGATGTTTCGAGAGTGGTAAAGCCGTTCATTTCAGATACAGTCCATGAGCGTTTCCAAAGTTCGTAGTAGAAACGGGCTTTGATTCGGTTGATTGAAACAGCAGTTCCGTCTGGAAGGTTAGACGCGATTGCAGAAGCAGCTACGAGAATCTTAGAGAAAGCAATAGGTTCTGCTGAGCGAGGAACTTGTGAGCCTTCGTTATTCATCTGACTTACACGTGGTAAGATTGCAAAGTCAGTAGAGCCATCTGAACGTACAGTAGGAATATATACATACGTTTTAGCAGCCTCGTCAATTCTTTCACGTTGTGTGTGAGTGTCAACAAGGTTAGCTTCTATTTCATTTGCGAGTAAATCAAAGGTTTTTCGGTACTTTGAGTCAGTCATCTCTCTCTTTTTTGCTACGAGAAAGTCTAGTGTGGATTTTTCTGCCATATTTTACTATATGATACACTATATTGACATTTTTGTCAAGTTAATCTCTTGGGAAATACCAAATCGTGCCAACTAAGAGTCTTTTTCTCCTCTTTTATGTCTTGTTTACCTTGAAGGATAGCCAAACCAATAATCCAACTTAAAATTACGTCATCGTGTTTACCATTAGCCGCCTCTGGTCTGCCTCGTTTATTCCTTATAAATGTTTTAAGTTCGTCCAGGAGGGGTTTACAGTTGACCATGTCTGTAGAATTGAAGTGTTTTTTAGATTCACCAAGAGCGAAGTCTCTGTTTTTCTTATTCGTAACCCATCCGTACATCTTTGTTTCGTTCTTGGTAATATCGTCAACTACAGTTCTAACATAGATATTAGGGTAACCCATATTCCTCATGTCAGTATTCACCCAGTTTCCGTCTTTATTGAATTCAACAGCAACGAGAGCGATATTATACCACCTTCCAAGAGCTTGAATCATCTTAGAATAGTCGTCTGGCTCCAAATGTCCCCTGTAGAGAGCTTTAATCTCCTTATCATGACCCAACACACAGGCTGTCGAGTAGTCGCCATTCTGGAGTCCTTCTGCGACGTCACCGCCTATGACATACCGACGACCTTCTTCTGGTTTCTTGTAAACGTATAAGTCTCCTTTATCATTTTCAACAAATTCACCGTTAATATAATCATAACGAATGTAATTATCATCAGCCCTTGTATCGAAGTCGTAAATCTTTTGTAGGTTGTAGTAATTAGACCCTGAGCCGATAAAGGCTTCCATGTGGTTCGTTGGATACTCCTGATGAAGACGGTCTATATCTTTTCCTAGTTGTTGGAATCTGTAATAATAATATGTAATTTCAATATCAGATAATCCATTATCTTTTTGATACTCTCCCCAATTAATTTCACACTCTTCCATATTTTCAATTGGAATAGGTGCTTCAATCTTTTTCATTTCAGCGTCGTCCCAAGTCCACGAGTAAAAGTGAGGGTAGAATTCAATCTTAGAAACCTGTGGGGTTATCAAATGTTTTCGTTTCCATGACTTATCAAACATTTCATAGAAGTCACCGTTCATTCCTTCTGCGGTACTTTCAATGAAGGCGAATGAGTCGAATGAAAGTGCTGGTAATGTACCCAAGATAACTTCACGAGCTTTTTCAGGGTAAGCTTTGCAGAGTTTAGCAAATTCCGAGATGTGGAGGAAGTTAAAGGTTCCAGAACGTCCTGAATTAGAAACAGAGAACGCTGAAACTGATTCGTCAGGGAATACGAACTGTACACGGTTAGACCTAGATTGGTCCATTTCCAAAATGTCCTGAATATCCCTATAAAGGTTACGAATAGCGTACTTTACCTTACGGTTGAAGATTTCAGTTGCATCCTTTTGGGTGTGGGCGATTACAAGACCTTCTTTATTCGGGTTGAAGATAATCTCGTCTAATATGAAAAGGTTTATTAATGTTGTATAACCAAGCTGGCGAGATTTTAAGATGATATGCCGATAGTAAGGGTCTGGTCTTAGAATGTAATTTTCAAGAAAATGCTTCTGTGCTCTGTTTAATTTAAACAGGTCCTTCTTACCGTCCTTAGTTACGATGTAGTAGAGATTCTCCAATCGCCACAACTTATTAGCCCTTGATATAAAGTAAGGGAAGTTCTCCAACATCTTTTTAGTTACTTCCTGTTCGTGTGTCATTTAAATCCAATACTACCTTTCTTTTCAAACTTCTTCTCTACATCCATTTTATGCCAATCTTCATGTACCCAAACATCATCTACTTGAGTCTTTTTATCTTTTTTAATAGCATCCTGAGCACTCTTAGCCATTACGTACTTCTTAATTACGAATAGTTTTTCCATATTTATATAATAACATATTAGATTCGTATTGTCAATATTCCCACCGTTACTGTATGTATGCAGCTTCGGTAACCTGGAGTTACGATATGTATTAATCAGTTAGATGAACTCTTACTGTGCATTAGTCCTGCAAGTAATATCATATCGTTGCTTAGATACATAACAAGTGCTACGGAGAGTGTCTGTGGGGGCTCTTTTACCGTAGTTTCCCATATGTACCCAAACAACGCCTATTGTTAGGAATGGAAAGTTTTACTTCTAGGTCCATTATTAGAAGTGTTATGATTAAATTGTAAGCAAAAAACACCCACCTAGTAAGGTAAGTGAGTGTTTTCTACTCGCAACCCCTTACAGTTGTGATTAAAGAAGTATATCATGCTGTTTTAAAAAAGTCAAGTACTTATCCAATCATCCCTCTAGTTGACTTTTTAGAAAGAAAGGTATATACTATTATGATGATATGTGTTAAGTGTAAAAAACAAA